GTTATAATTTACATAGTTGAAGACAATCTTGAAGCAGAATTTCTATATGATGCAGTTGATGACTACAATCGCAACTACCCTAACTACAAATTCATTGCAGATCATGGAAAAACAAAGACATACATACAAGGAGTAATGACAGGTAACGGAAAATACAACTTAGTCTTTGTAAATAAGAGAAAAGAAATTCAAGAAGCAAGGAAAAAACTTGCAAAAACTGATTATTATGATTATTGGGACGAAAACTACCTAAAAGAAGTATTAGAGGACGACTATGGAATCATCAGAGACTAAAAAAGAGTACACAGAAAAGGAATATTGGGAAGGAAAAGTTCCCGATGAGTTATTTGAAGAATATTTACAGAAGTACGGATATGAATATACTCCTTGATGGGGTATAAATAAATCTAAAAGTATCAATAATGGCGATTCAACGCAAATCAAGAGCATTTAAGGATATAAGTCTGTCTTTTTCACCACATCCAGTGACAAAAGACCTTCCTGTGCTACTTAATGAACGTGCGATTGCTAGATCGGTGAGAAATTTAGTGGAAACAATACCTACTGAGAGATTTTTTGATCCTTTATTAGGTACAGACATTCGAGATTCCTTATTTGAGAATTATTCAAGAACAACAGTTACTGTAATTCAAGATCAAGTAAGAGAAACTATCGCAAATTATGAACCAAGGGTAAATAATGTCGAAATTGAAGTAGATGCTCGACCAGATAGAAACACAATGGAGGTTAAGGTACTTTTCGATATCGTTGGATTGAATTCTCCAACTCAATCATTCAGCTTTATATTAGAACCTACAAGATAATATGCCTTTTACTCAATATACAAGTTTAGACTTTGAGGATATCAAAGTACAAATTAAAGATTTCCTTCGATCAAATTCAAACTTCTCCGATTTTGACTTTGAAGGGTCAAACTTCTCAGTTTTAATTGATACGTTAGCATATAATACTTACATAAACTCATTTAATGCAAATTTAGTTGCAAATGAATCATTTTTAGACTCAGCAACTATTCGTGAGAACGTTGTATCACTTGCAAGAAATATAGGATATGTACCTCGTTCAAAAAGAGCAGCAACAGCAACAATTAAAATAAATGATATTGACTTAGGAACAACTACAGACGCAACTCCTAAGACTCTTGTGCTTCGACCTGGTCTTATATGTGTTGGTAGTAGTGAAAATACAACTTTTAGATTTTCAATTCCTGAAAATATTACATCGACACGAATTAGATCAGTTGGAGGTAACTCTTTTGCAGAATTTGCCGATGATATTACAGTACATGAGGGAACTTTCTTAACTCGTGTCTACACTGTTGATACAAGTGTCGATCAAAGGTTTATTATTGACAGTCCAAACATAGATGCATCAACATTGAATGTATATGTTGCAGATCCTAATCAAGTTACGATTGGACGTAAGTTTTCAAAAGTGGATAATATACTTAATTTGAGTAAAACTTCAGAAATTTACCTTTCTCAAGAAATTCAAGATGAAAAATATGAAATTTTATTTGGTGATGGATTATTTGGTAAAAAATTAGAAAATAATTCAAGAATTACTGCAACTTATATTGTCACTGATGGTAAAGATGGTAATGGTGGTAGTAACTTTAGTTTTCAGGGAACATTCCTAAAAGATGATGGAACATTCTATACACCAACCAGTACAGTATCAATTACTACCGTTACAAACGCTTCTAAAGGGTCTGAAGTTGAAGATGTGTCGTCTATTAAGTATTTCGCTCCAAGACTTTACTCAGCACAATACAGAGCAGTTACATCAAGAGATTATGAGGCAATAATTAATCAAATTTACCCTCAAACTGACTCCGTTTCCGTCATTGGTGGTGAAGAATTAGACCCACCTCAATTTGGTAAGGTTCAAATTAGTATTAAACCAAAAAATGGTACTTTTATATCAGATTTTGATAAATCTCAGATTAAAAGTAAGTTAAAGAGTTATGCTATTGCTGGAATTAACTCTGAAATAGTTGATCTTAAAATTCTTTATGTTGAAGTTGATTCAAAAGTATATTATGACCCTTTAAAGATTGCTTCAGCAGCAAATTTAAGAACGGATATAGTAAGTTCTTTACAAAATTATTCTAACAACGTTGAAATGAATAAATTTGGTGGTAGATTTAAGTATAGTAAAGTAAATCAACTTATTGATAGAGTGGATGATGGAATTACCTCAAATATTACGAAAGTAAAAATTAGAAGAGATTTAAATGCACTATTGAATCAATTTGCTCAATATGAATTATGTTTTGGTAATAAATTTTATATTAATCCAGCTGGTTACAATATTAAGAGTACTGGATTCACAATTTCAGGTACTTCATCAACTTCTTACTTAACTGATATACCAAATAAAGATTCTACTGGTAATCTTGATACTAGCATGAAAGGAACTATCAGTGTTGTTACAAAAGATGAGAAGAATAATATCAAGGTTCTTTTAAAAGAAGCAGGTTTAGTTGATTATAAAAAGGGAGAGATAATATTGAACACAATAAACTTCACATCAACAGTTGCTCAAAATAATATTATTGAAATACAAGCATTCCCAGATTCAAATGATGTGGTTGGATTAAAAGATTTATTTGTGAGTTTAGACGTTTCTAATAGTACCATAAATACCATGAAGGACGTAATTGCATCAGGAGAAGATGTTTCAGGTGTTGTATTTACTAGAGATTACTATACCTCAAGTTACTCAAATGGGGACTTAGAGAGGAAATAATTTATGTCACAAATTGACAAAAGAATAAGCGTCAATACTATTATTGAGAATCAGTTGCCTGAGTTTATCTCGGCTGATTTTCCTAATGCTGTTGAATTTTTAAAACAATATTACATCTCTCAAGAATTTCAGGGAGGTCCGTCTGATTTAATTAATAATTTTGACCAATATTTAAAGGCAGATAATTTAGTACCAGAAGTTATTGTTGGGAAAACTACGATTTCATCTGATATCTCTAATTCAGATACTGTTATAAACGTCGCAAGTACTAAGGGATTTCCAAATGAATATGGTTTATTAAAAATAGATAATGAGATTATCACATATACTGGAATTACTGATACTAGTTTTACTGGTTGTATTCGTGGTTTTAGTGGAGTAACGGGACATAGTGTAGGAATTTCATCTTCACTTTTAGATGTAAATAAAGAAACTTTAAATTTTGAACAAACTACTGCATCATCTCATGTAAATGGTTCAACAGCACAAAATCTTTCTGTTCTATTTTTACAAGAATTTTATAAAAAATTAAAGAGAACATTCTTACCAGGTTTTGAAGATGTTACTTTAACAGATGATTTAGATGTTGGGAATTTTGTTAAGTTTGCTCGCACATTCTATCAATCAAAAGGTGTCGAGGAATCAATCAAAATTTTATTTAAAGTTTTATATGGGGTTGAAACAACAGTCTTAGATCTTGAGAGTAATCTAATAAAACCATCTGATGCAGAATTTATTAGAAGAGAAGTATTAATTGCAGACTTAATTAGTACAACTGGGGATCCACAAAATCTTGTTGGACAAACAATTTATAAAAGTGATGATTCAAGAACAAATGCATCAGTATCAGAAGTTGAAATATTTACAAGAGACGGTAAAAGTTATTACCGTCTTTCTTTATTTGTTGGATATAGTGACCGTGATTTAATACAAGGCATATTTAACGTAAATGCTAATACCAAGTCTTTAAATGGTGCAAGTATTGGGGCATCTATTATATCAGTTGATTCTACTGTAGGATTTGGAACCACAGGAACAATAATTAGTGGTGATAATACAATTGACTATACCTCAAAATCCATTAATCAATTTTTTGGTTGTTCAGGTATTACAAGCCCAATTAACACTGCAGATAATATAAGAATTAATAATAATATTTTTGGATATGAGAACGGTGACTTATCTAAGAAGATAGAATTGAGAGTAACAGGTGTTTTATCTGAATTAGTAAATAATGATGAAATTAATCTTGTAAATGAAGGCGAAATCATTTATGTTAAGAATGTTGGCGAAAAGATAACAAATAATCAATTAACAAATAAGCAAAAATTTGCAAATTCATGGATTTATAATACAAGTTCAAGATTTCAAGCAGTTGGTGTTTCTACAGATGCAGTTGGTGGAACAATTACTTTAAATACTAATATAGATAAATCTTCTCTTAAAGAGGGTGATAAATTTGAAGTTGTTAGAAGAAATGAACAAGTTGTTGAAACTGAATTTAATGTTAACAAAGTAACTTCTGAAAAACAATTTACAACAACTAATCTTGGAATTGTTCCAAATGTAGCAGAAGAATATGATGTTCGTAGAGTAATTGATAAAGCATCAAGTTCAGGGACTGAAATAGATGTTGGTAATAATAATATAATAGCGAATGTTTTAAATGTTTATGTGGATGGAGATAATGATGGATATGTTGCATCAAACTCTCTACCTAGTTTTGATATCACAGAGGAAGTAATAAAAGAGAGTGTTGTTGGTATAGCCAGTACAACCACTAATTTCTCATTATTTGAACAGAATGAACTAAATGGATTATATAATTTTATTCAATTTAAATTTGATACAAATAGAGATATAAAGTTTATACAAGGTGATGCTATTGTTTATAGTGTAACAAAAGATCCTAATGCCATACATACTGATCCAGTAGATGTTCCACCTGGATTAAATGATGGAGGAATATATTATGTTGACCCACAAAAAGAGGACGCAGGTAGTAATATAACAAAAATTGCTTTATATTCTTCAAGAGCACAGATTGGAACTGCAAGTACAGTTCAAGTTGGTTTAGGTGTATCCTTAAATGATATTCACAATTTTACATTATTAAGGCATCATGGTAAAAAAATAGGTGCGAATAGGATATTAAGAAAATTCCCTCTTACCCAAAATTTATTTGTTTCTTCAAATAATGATGAAAATATAACTGACATTGGAATTTTAAAGAATGGTGTTGAATTAAGGTCTCCTGTATCTGAAGACTTTATCAGTTATGGTAATCTTACAGGTATTGATTTAATCAATGGTGGAGATGGTTATGATGTCATTGCTCCTCCTCTATTGAAAGTAGAGTCTGGAATTGGAACAGATGCATTAGTAGAACCAATATTAACAGGTTCTGTAAAAGAAGTATTAATTGATCCACAAGATTTTGATATATCATCTATAGAGAATGTTTCATTGACTGGGGGAAATGGAAATGGATGTGTTTTAGAGGCAGTTACAGGTAAAAGAGTAAGAGATTTAACATTTGATAGTAGAAGTCTAGTATTTGGTGGTGGTATTGATATAGACGATGAAACAATTACTTTTAATAATTTTCATAATTTAGAGAATGGTGATTTAGTATATTACTTAAACAACGGTAATACTTCGATTTCAATTGGTAATGCATATGATACATTAAATGTAAAAACTGGCACTTTAGCAAATGGTGATCCATATTTTGTAAAAGTTGTAAATACATCAACTATTAGAATTTACAATACAAAAAATGACGCTCTATCTGGTGTTAATACTGTTGGTTTATCTACAGATTCCTCTACATCTGGTATTCATATATTTAGAACTGAGCAAAAAAATACAATAACAAATATAAAGGTTTTAGAGTCAGGAGAAGGTTATCAGTATAAAAATCTAATTGTAAAACCTTCTGGAATATCAACATCGTATGATATTGTCAACTTTAGTAATCATGGATTTAATAATGGAGACTTAATTAACTACAAACCGATAATAGGTCTTGGAACTACAGAACCAGAAGTTATAACAGGATTAACGACAACATCATCATATTATGTGATGAAAGTTAATGATAATTCTTTCAAATTGGCAAATGCTGGTGTTGGTGGAACATCTAGAGTTGATTTTGAAAGAGGTAAATTTGTTAATTTAACCACAAATGGAACTGGATATCAGACATTTAAATATCCTGAAATTAAAGTTAATATTGAAGTTGGTTATGCTGGAACAGTAACAGGTTCATTTAATATAACTCCTCTAGTAATGGGTTCATTCACTGGAGCATATCTGTACGAAGAAGGAACAGATTTTGGTTCAAAAATATTAAATAATGTCTCAAGACCAAATGTTCAAGTTGAAAATGGTAAATTTGCAGAAGTAAAACCAATAATTTCAAATGGTAAAATAATTGATGTTGTAGTTGTTGAGCAGGGTGAAAACTACACTTCAAATCCTGAAATAAAAATAATATCCACTGATAAGGGTGCAGGTGCCACTGTGAGACCTGTTGTTGAAAATGGTAGACTAACTGATGTAATAGTAATCAATACTGGTATAGGGTATAGTACACTAACTACAGACGCAACTGTAGAACCTAGAGGCATAGGTGGTGCTTTTGGTGCGAACGTAAGAACGCTGCAGATTAATGAGAGAAATAGACTTGGAGATAGTGGATTATTTTCAAGAAATACATTTTTAAGTTATAATGTTATTGGTTGCAATCAAGATTTACTTACTAATTTAGAAAAAGACACCTTTGATGTTTTAGGAAGTGGTGAATTTGATAAGCCTATAAAACACTCATCAATTGTAGGATGGGCATATGATGGCAACCCAATATATGGACCTTTTGGTTATTCAGATTCTCAGAATATAAATTCAGAAATAAAAATATTAAATTCATCATATACTCTTAATTCGGATAAAGTAATTAATAGACCGACAGGTTTTGATAATGGATTCTTCATTGAAGATTACACCTTTGATAATTCAGGTGATTTGGATATCCATAATGGTAGATTTTGTAAAACACCAGAATATCCAAATGGAACATATGCATATTTTACAACAATAAATGTCAATAATAACGGTTTTATTGAAGGTGCTTATCCATACTTTATTGGTAAAACATTTAGATTACCTCTTATAAAAGAGAATTTAGAGTTAGATCATGATTTTGATTTTAATAATTCTAATTTGTCTCGAAATACATATCCGTACAATGTAGGAGAAAAGTTTGCAAGTAACGATTTTATAATAGAATCAAATGAATCTATTAGACAAGGTTCAGAGGTTCAATCTGTTTCTAAGGGTGAAGTTGAATCATTTAAAATATTAAATGCAGGTACTGGATATAAGGTAGGAGATGTTACATCATTTGATCATACAAACACTAATGGAACTGGATTTAGTGCTGAAGTAAGTGATATTGTAGGTTTAGGTGTCTCAAGTATTGAAACAAATCTCAATAGATTTGAAGATTTGATATTTACATGGACAAATGATAGAGAAGTTAAAGCAAAATATTCTCCATCTATAGAATTAAATGATAAAGATTATGTTTATGTTTCAGGATTAAGCACTTCGATTCAGAATTTAACTAATTCTTTTAAAATTGGAGTAACTACAAGTCGTGTTGGACTAGCAAAGTCAATGAATGTTGTAGGTTCTGAAGTTATAGAGGATATATTCGTAAACAAAATTCCTAACAATATTTCAATTGGTGCAACTATTAGAGTTGGTTCTGGAAATACAATAAATGATGAAACTGTACAAGTTTTAGGAGTTTTTAATACACAAAGAGTAATTCGAGTATTCAGAAACTCAGGTATAGCACATACATTTGGTTCTAATGTTGATTTATTGAATGATACTTTATCAATTCCTGTAAAAACTAAAAAGTTTGAATCACAATTAAACGATGTAGTTTACTTTAACTCACCTCAATCAGTGGGTATTGGAACTGATGGAGTGGCAATATCTGTAAACTATGTTGTTGGTGAATTGGAAAAATCAATATCGATTCCAAATAGGCAGATTTATCTACCAAACCATAAATTTAAGACAGGGCAAAAGGTTTTATTAAATGTTCCTGATGTTGCTAACAAGCAATTTGACGTTGCTGTTACTGATGATGTTAACGATACAGATGGAAATTTCCAAATACCATTCAGTGGTAATAGTCAAGAATTATTTGTAATTAAAAAAAGTGAGGATTATATTGGTTTAACTACAGTTAGTGTGGGGAGTACAAGTGAAGGATTATACTTTAAAACAAATGCAAGCAATGTTGCTGGTATAAACACTCATCTTTACAATCTATCATCCCAATTTAATCAAGTTACAGGAGATATTGATAAGATTGTAAGTACAGTTACAACAAAAGTTGCTGCAGCTGGAACTACAAGTCATGACTTACAGAATGGGGATATTATTAGTCTTAATGTTGTTCCAAACCATTCAGTTGGAATAGGTACAATAGCACCAATTTTTGTTGATTACAATACTGAATTTGAAAAATTATTAATCAATCCTATACAATTTGTGAGTTCTGATGTAGAAACAAATAGAATTGACATTGAAAATCATGGATTTAATACTGGTGATAAAGTATTTTATACTGGAGATGGGACTGCATTATCTAATGGATCTTATTATGTTTATAAAGTTAATAGTAGATATTTCCAACTTGCAGAAACATTTAATGATTTAAGTGCTAATCCTATAAAGTTAGTATCAATTACTGCTAATACTGGAGGTAATGAACAGAGAATATCACCAGTAAATCCACAAATTGTTGTATATAAAAATTCTAAACTAACGTTTGCACTATCAACTTCAACTATTCAAAATTTTGATTTTAAAATTTTCCATGAAAATGGTAAAAATGAGTATATAAGTTCTAGGGATACTGCATCATTTAATGTAGGAACAGCAGGTACAGTTGGTTTTGATAATGCAACCTTAACATTAGAACCTACTACTTCAACACCTCCAGTTCTTTACTATGGATTGACTAAAGGTGGATTTATAAGCACAGCAGACAGTGATGTAAAAAATTATTCTGAAATAATTTTTGTTGATAGTATTTACAATAATGATTACATAATATCGGATGTTACATCAGAAACATTTAATATATCACCCAAATTACCAGAATTTTTATATTATAATGAAGATAATTGTGAGAAAATTGAATACTCTACTAAATCGAAAAATGTTCATGGTGCTATCAAGGATCTAAAGATTGTATCAAAAGGATTTAATTATAAAAAATTACCTGTATTTGAAGAAATTGTATCTGATAGAGGTGTTAATGCAAATATAGTTGCTGAATCAAAAAACATAGGTAAAATTAAAAATATTAGAATTATTGATATAGGTTATGAATATTCTTCTGATAAAACTTTACAACCAGAAGTTTTCATTCCTCCAGTATTAAAAATTGATAATTTAGATGTTATAAGTGATTTGCAGATAGTAAATGGCGGTTCTGATTATACAACACCTCCTAATTTAATTGTATACAATCCAATTAGTAATGAAGTAGTTGATAATTCTTCATTACTCTCTGTTGTTCCAAATCAAACAATATCTGATATCAACGTAATTGCACCAATAAATGGTTTAGATTCAGTTGAGCACAGGATAGTTGCTGTAAATAATTCAAATGGTATTGGTATTAATTCAATACAGAGTAGTTCATCTGGCATAGTCACATGTTTCTTACAAACACCATTTAATGGATTTTTAGATCCACAACCATTTGTAGTTGGTGATGAAATATATGTAGAGGGTATTCAAAGAATAGGAGAAGGGGGAATAAGTGGATTAAGTACAGGTACACAAGGTGATTTTAGTGGTGGAGAAGTTCTAGGAGATGGATTTAACTCTGAGAATCATGGTTATACATTCTTTACTGTTGATAGTTACACACCTGGCACCACTACAACACTTGAATTCAGTGTATCTGGTGTAACAACTAATCCTGGTATTGCTAAAACCTTCCAGTCTGGATATGCTGTTCTAATAAACAAAGAAAATTATCCAGATATAAGACCTTTACAGAAAAGAGGTGTTTTTCAAGAAAATGAAATACTTAATGTAAATGGAGAAACATCTGAGTCAACAGTTACTGAGGTAAGAGATGATTATATAAAAATTGATGGATTAACTGAAGTTAAGAAAGGTGATAGAATCATAGGTAATGTAACTGGTGTATCTGCTGAAATAATTGAGGTTACTAAAAATCTTGCTAAATTTAAAATTGATTTTTCTAATCGTCAAGAATATGGATGGACAGACAATATAGGTAAATTAAATGAGGATACACAAGTTATTCCTAATAATGATTACTATCAGAATCTGTCATATACAGTTAAGAGTCCAATAGCTTGGGATAAATTCTCTAATAGTTTGAATAGTATTATTCATCCAGCAGGATTGAAAAACTTCTCTGATACATTCATTGAAAGCACAGTTAATGTTGGTGTTGGAACTACATCTCCAAAATCAACTTCAACAATAATACTTGATGTTATCGGTGATGAAAATAGAGTTGATGCAATTAATAATTTTGATTTTGTAAGAGATTATAATAGATTAGGTAATAAAACTAAGAGTTTACTATTACAAACTAAAAAGTTAACTAATTTCAGTAAATGTTTAACAAATAGAGTTCTAATTCATGATGATATAAGTGATGAATTTTCAAGCGTTGGTTTTAAAGCAAATAATAGCGTTCTCAATGTAATAGATGGTAAAGTTATTAATTATCTTATTCAAGTCGTAGATCCAGATAGTTCAGACACACAATTTACTGAAATAGTAGTAATCTCAAAAGAGAATGATATTTTCATGTTTGAAAAATCATCTGATAGTACTGGAGTCGGAGAGGACAACATTGACACAAATTTATTATTAGGTGATTTTAAAACTGAAATAGATATCAGCGGTAATAAAAATTTAATATTCACACCTAAAGATGAATTTACAAAAGATCATGATATTAAAATTTTAAAAACATTTTATGATGAAAATAAATCTGGTATATCAACAAATATAATCGGAAATGTAAATTTAATAAGTTCCAATACTGACATTCAATCAAATAGTACAACCACCATTGCAGAATTTGATAAAGATACTATAAATGGATTACATGCAAGTATTTTTGTACAAGATACTGTAACAAAACAAATTAATTATAATGAGATAGTTTTAGATTTTGATGGACAAAATACAACATTATCACAAATTTTTGTTGATGATACTGATGGACCTACATCTAATAATGTTGGCATCATAACTGCTAAATTAGAAAATGACTTAATTAAGTTGCAGATTGAGAATAGTGGTTCTAATATTCTTGATTCACAATCAAACATAGTTGGTCTTGGCACTACAACTGCAGGTATAGGAACTCATAGATTTTTAGCACAAGGACAACCATTAGGTGCAGAAAGAAGTATTAGATTAGAGTCAACATATAATACAGGTGCTGGTGGACTAATACCTTTTGCAAATCTTGATAAGACTATTGATAGTTCAGTAAAATCATTGGTAAAAGTATCAACTGCTCAAACGTCCGCTATTCATCAAATAATAGGTATTAGAGATGCCCAAGACGTTTTAGTAGTTCAATATCCATTTGTTTCTTTAGGTTCAACAATTGGTTTAGGTACGTTCACATCTCAAACAAGTGGTGATGACATTACTTTACAGTTTGTACCTGATTCGCAATTTACAGAACTAATAGAAGTACAAGCATACAACCAAATCTTTTATACTGCTTCAGATTTCAGTAATATACCAGGCACATTAGTTTATGGTGCTGTAGAACAGAATGTTATATTATCAACATATGATGGAGCAGAGGGTAGCAGAGCAGATAAAAATAAATTTGATCTGAAGTTTGAAGGTACACCAATATATTCTAAGACATTTAATCCTGCAGATACGACTGGTCTTGCAAAAACAACTGGAATATTCACAATTTCAAATCATTTCTTTAATACCAATGAAGAATTAAATTACGAACCTGGTTCATCATTCATTGGTGTGGGTTCCTCTGCATTATCAATTGGTTCAACAATTAACAACTCTGGTATTACAACTGACTTACTTCCATCAACAGTATTTGTAAAAAATCTAGACGAAAATAGATTCCAATTATTCCCAACAAAAGAGGATGTAGTATCAGGTAGTGCAATTACATTTACTGGTATTGGAACTGGTAACACCCACAAATTAGAAATGTCTAAAAAACTATCCAAAACTATCATAGGTTTAGATGGTGTTGTACAGCAACCAATTACATTTACATCATTAACTTATCTTCTAGAAACTAATATCACTGGTATTACAACCCAATTTAGATTATCTGGTATCGGTTCTGTATCAACATATGACGTTATAAAAATTAATAACGAATTTATGAAAGTTGTTGAAGTAGGATTTACTAGTACAACAGACGGTAGCGGTAAAATAGATGACCAGTTAAATATTTCTCTAGGAATATCAAATACACCAACAGTTAGAGTAGAGAGGGGTTCATTAGGACTTCCTGCTACATCACATAACACTTATGATCTAGTCAAGATTCATAGAGGTTCATTTAACATTGTTGATAGTTCAGTTCACTTTATTGACCCACCAAAAGGAAATAATCGTTCGAGAAGAAATGATACAGAGTTACCATTCGTAAAAGCTGATTTCAGTGGTAGAACATTCTTGAGACAAGATTATACAACAAATATGCTATTTGATGACATATCTGATAATTTCACTGGGTTAACTACATCTTATGATTTGAAGGTTGGGGGAGCAAGTACATCTTCTGGTATTGAAATTGGTAATGGTGTTGTGTTTATTAATGGAGTATTCCAAAGACCGTTTACAAATAATAATTTAGGTCATAATTATAAGATACTTGCTGATACTACTGCTGGAATATCAACAATCAGATTCACAGGTATAACTTCAGAAAATGGTCAATTTATTACATCAGACTCTGATATTAATCAGAATCAGATACCAAGAGGTGGTTTGATAGTATCACTTGGTTCAACAGAGGGTTCAGGATACGCACCTTTGTATGGAGCAAAAGTAAAAACAGAGAAAAATTCATCTGGTGCATTAACTGGTATTGTTGGTATTGGAACATCCTCTGGATTTAATCTTGGTATTCAAACTGCTATCTACAATAATATATCAGGAATTATTACTGTCACTACTAATGATGTTCATGGATTTGCATTAAACAGACCTACAACAGTTAAATTAAAGGGACTTGAATTTAGATGTCCTAAGACTGTAGTTGGACAACCTACAAATGCAACATATAATACTTCAAATGGTAATTTAGTTATCACCATCAATGATCATGGATTAGTAAATGGTGATGCTGTTGTTCTTGAAACTGATTCGTTTGTATTCACTTGCACTCTAGATCCTAGTGCACCTAAGAGTTATCCAAGATCAACTGACCCTGCAGCCAATCAATACTTAACAGTAAGTAATGTCACAACAAATACCTTTAGAGTAAACGTCGGTGCTTCAGCACCTGGTGATCAATATCCACATACATTCGTTTCAGCGACTGCAAGTGCGGTTCAAACTATTGGTGGTGGTGGATATGTCGGTGTAACAACAACTATATTCCAAGATCATGAACGACCATTATTTGTTGTTGGTATTGTATCTGAAAGAAGTTTTGAAGTACAAGCAGGTGCCAGCACAATACCTCATACCTATCAAGGTGGTGGTAATGCATTTGAATTCTTTGAAGATCTTACATTTGGTTCAGGATATCGTGGTGGTTCAGTTGCAATAGGTGTTACAGACCAAGCATATGAGCATAGGTTTGTAAATTCTGTAGTTGGTTCTATAAGAAAGGGTAATTATGCTGGTGATGCATTTACTGCTACTGATGCCATATATGAATCTCATAGTGGACTACTAACATTAACTATACCAAATCACACATTTACTACAAGTGACACTGTTGGTATTGATACAGGTGGACTTGTATTCAAATGTTCAAAAGATGGTTTCTTTGGTAATCATCCTTATCCTCGTGCAATATCTAAGACTAGTTTCCCAAATTCAGATCCATTTGCTGGTACATTTGTAAGTATTGGTCAAACATCTCTAGAATCAATTACATTTAATGTTGGTGCTGGTGGTGGAGGTGGTACTGGTGCTGTTGTAGAGGCGATTGTGGGTGTTGGAGGAACTTTAGCATTTAATATAGTTTCTGGTGGAACAGGTTATGTTAATCCTGAACTGATTATACCTGATCCGACTTATGAAAATCTAGAAGTTATCGGAATATCTAGATTGGGAGTTGGTGCAACAACAGATACTGGTTCAAATTTACTACTAAATGTTGGAGTGAGTGCTGCTACCACAAGTGTTGGTATTGGTTCAACATTATTTGAAATTAAAGATTTTGAAATAGCAAGAAGTGGATATTCATTCAAAAAAGGTGATAAGTTTAAACCAGTTGGATTAGTAACTGCTGCTCATTTGACATCACCCATACAAGAATTTGAATTAGAAGTTCTTGAAATATTTAATGATAGATTCTCTGCATGGCAATTTGGTGAAATTGATGCTATTGATAGTATAAAAATATTACAAGATGGTTCTAGAACAAGATTCCCACTATTCTTTAATGGTGAATTATTGAGTTTTGAAAAAGATCTAACAGACACACAGTCACAATTGATAAATTTAAATGCTGTACTTCTCATTTTCGTAAATGGTGTTCTACAGAAACCAGATGAAGCATATCAGTTTGAAGGTGGTACAACTTTCACATTTACCGAACCACCTAGTGGAGAGTCAGAACCAGGAATTAATGATAATGATCAAGTAGACATTTTCTTCTATAAGGGTATAGATGGTGTTGATGTTATTGTTCAAGATATAATTGAAACAATAAAAGTTGGAGATAGTGTAAGAGTTCTTGAAAATCAAGAATTACTTGGTATAACAACATCTCAAGCAACAGATAGAATTATAAAAGATATTTTAAATACTGATTTAGCAGATACTGATATCTACTTTGACGTAGGTATAGATGAAATAAATGTTAAACCAATAAAATGGATTAAACAAAAATCAGATATTAAAATTAATGGCGAAGTAGTTGATAAATCAAGATCAATATTGGAACCACAAGTTTACCCCACTTCTAAGATAATTGGTGATTTTACAGAGATTTCAGGAAAAGGAACAGGAACTCAAGATGGAATATTTGTCGATGATGCTAGTGCATTTTTCTATGAAAACAGATATACTGGTATTACGGTAAGTGAAGTTGATGCTTTAATTACATCTGGTAATATTGGAGTTGGTGCAGCAGTGACAGCAATAGTTAATGCTAATGGTGGTATTCAATCATTAGACATAACAGATGGTGGATCTGGTTATATTAATGCTGGTTCTGGTTCACCTTTAAATCTTCCAATCAAAATATCATCACCAGTGGGTGGTGGTACAACAGCAACTGCTGCAACTGCATCTATATCAGGAGGAGTAGTTCAGCTAGCTGGAACGATTACCGCAGGTTCAGGTTATACACATACAAATCCACCACAGTGTATTATTGAATTACCACCATTCCAAACAGAAAAAATAACTAGAATATCTAACTTCCAAGGTTATACTGGAATTATAACTGGTATCACACAAACAACAAGAAGTGGAGGTGGTCCTGCTCTTAGATTTGATTTCCATGCTGTAACAATAGATGATGATGGGAAATTGATAAATGCAGCTGCTGACCAACTTGAAGTGGGTTATCCAATTCTAATTAAAGATACAAAAGTAGGAAATGGATTAACATCTGTAAATCCTGGTAATTCATCAGTTGTTGGAATTGGAACAACATTCCTTGATAATATTTACATAGTTAATTCAATCACAACTGATGGTTCAAAAGCAACTATAACTTGTAATGTTCATACAAATAGTGCATCTTTAGTTTCAGGTATAGATGAAGAAGGTTTCTATGATGGGATTGTTGGACTTACAACCACATTAGGAACTTTAAGTTGGGGTAGATTGTATGGAAATGATACAACACGTTCATCCAATCCTATTTCAATTGGAGTAACTGGACTAACAATAAACACTGGATTGACAACCTTCCCAACTATACAGAGAAAGAGTTATGATAAAGTAGGTGAGAGAGGACATAGATCAAGTGGTTCTATAAGAGCTATTTTAACTTGATACTCAAACCCCTATAAATAGAAAGAAAAGTATAGATAAGATGTCAGCAATTGTTACTGATCAATTTAGAATTTTAAATGCCAATAATTTTGTAGCGTCAGTAGAGGATACAAATAATTCATATTATGTATTTTTGGGACTATCAAATCCAACTGGAGCAGAAAGTTTAGTGGGATTTGGTAGATCAACTGGATGGAATACAAATACTCCTGCACCTACAGATAGTTTTGCGTATAGAAAACATAGTGGCGATACTATGATGTTTGGTAAAAAAGTATCATCTGCTAACATAAGAAGATTAATAAGAAGAGTTGATTGGGTTTCAGGAAATAGATATGAAATTTATAGAGACGATTATAGTGCATCAAATCAAAGTCCAATAACAAAGGCGAATAGACTATATGATGCTAATTATTATGTAATGAATTCTGAATTTAAAGTTTATATTTGTATCGATAATGGTTCTTCAGGAACTAATACAATAGGTAATGTATCACAGGATGAACCAACATTTACTGACTTAGAACCTTCAAAAGCAGGTAACAGTGGTGATGGATACAAATGGAAGTATTTGTTCACTGTTGCTCCAAGTGATATTATCAAATTTGATTCAACAGAGTTTATTACAGTTCCAAATAGTTGGTCATCTAGTACGGATTCTCAAATAAGGTCTGTAAGAGAAAATGGAAATTCTGATACAAATTTAAATCAAATTAAACATGTTTATATTGAAAGTGCTGGTACAAATTATTCAAATGGACTATCTCAAGAGGTCAATATTTTAGGTGATGGAACAGGTGCTAAAGCATTAGTTGATGTTGTTGGGGGTCAAATAACAAACATAACAGTTAGTTCTGGAGGAAATGGTTATACTTATGGTATCGTTGATTTAGATACAATCAATTCGGGTGTGCCTACTACAGGAAAGGCAAAATTAATTCCCATAATTCCACCTGGTAGAGGTCATGGAGATGACATTTACACTGAATTGGGAACTGATAAAGTTATAATTTATGCAAGATTTGATGATTCTACAAAGGATTTTCCATCTGATACAATATTTTCTCAAGTTGGTATTGTAAAGAATCCAACAAAAGCAGGAACTGCTGTTACATATTCAGATAATACTTTTTCATCACTACAAGCTATAAAGTTTTCAACAGTGACTGATACTCCTGCTGTAGGTGAAATAATAACACAAACACTAAACGTTACTCCAAATGTAGGAAAAATAGCAAAAGGTTTCATATCTTCGTATGATAAAGATACGAAAGTATTGAAATATTTTAGAGATAGGTCACTTTATTTTAATAATACAACGTATGATCACACAGATTATGTTGGTGTCACTACATCAGGTAGGATTTATCAATTTGAAAGTGCATCTACTGCTAATAATGTAACTGGTGAAACTTCAGGTTTTTCTGGTGAGATACAAATTAATTTTACAGGTATAACTACCAACCCAACTGGAAATAAATTAATTAATTTAGGAACAAGATTCCAAGCAGGTTTATCTCAATCTGAGATAAATAAAGGGTCGGGACAAATAATCTACTTAGATAATAGACCAGAAATTGTTAGAAGTACTCGACAAAAAGAGGACATTAAAATCATACTAGAGTTCTAAAATGCCACAAAAGACAAATCTAAATATAAGTCCTTATTATGACGACTTTGATAAGGCGAAAAACTTTTATAAAATTCTTTTCAAACCTGGAAGTCCAGTACAAGCAAGAGAATTAACTGGTCTACAGTCAATATTACAGAATCAAGTTGAATCATTTGGAAAACATATTTTCAAAGAAGGTTCGATGGTCATACCAGGTGGCATTGAGTATGATTCTTCTTACTTTTCTTGTAAAATTAATCCAAATCATCTAGGAATTGATGTATCAATATACTTAGATAGTGTTATTTTAAATAATAGTGGTAAAGGAACAAGGGTAAGAGGACAAAATTCTGGTATCATTGCAACAATAAAAAATTATGTTCTTCCACCTAATGAAAATGTTACTGAACCAACTGTATTTGTAAAGTATAATCAATCAGGTACAGATGGGGAAAGTGTAGCATTTCCAGACGGGGAAATATTAATTTTAGAAGAAAGTCTTACATATGGTAATACTACACTAAATGCAGGTGAAACAATACTAACTTTATCACTTGAAAATGCATCTGCAACAGGTTCTGCTTTTGGTATTAATCAAGGTGTTTATTTTATTCGTGGTACTTTTGTTGACGTATCAACTTCATTAATAATATTAGATCCTTATGATTCAAATCCATCATATCGAGTTGGATTGGATATTATTGAAGAAGTAGTAAATGCTAATGATGAGTCATCACTTTATGATAATGCAAAAGGTTTTACTAACTTTGCAGCACCAGGCGCAGATAGATTCAAAATATCAGTTAAATTATCTAAAAAATCTTTAACAGACTTTAATGATACAAGTTTTGTAGAACTATTCAGAATCAAACAAGGTGAAACTAAAAAATTACAGAATACATCTGTATATTCAGAGATAAAAAAATATTTTGCTAAGAGAACATTTGATGAATCAGGAAATTACTCTGTAGAACCATTCCGTGTAAATATACAAGATTCTTTAAATAATGAAATAGATTCCAATGGATTATATACAGATAGTCAATTGACTGATGAGGGCAATAAACCGTCAGAAGATACCATGTGTGTTAAGTTATCACCAGGTAAAGCTTATGTAAGGGGTTATGACGTATATTTGCCAGGTACAACAGTATTGGATGTTGAAAAACCAAGAGATACAAAAACAATTGATTCTGCATCAATACCTTTTAGTATGGGTAGTTTATTGAAAGTAAACAATGTTTTTGGTACTCCTGTTATAAGATTGGGTGGTAGTAGTTCAGGTGCAGCAGCAAATACTGTTGATCTTTATAATGAGAGGTCGGGTACTGGTAGTACAAATGGAATAAAAATAGGACAAGCAAGGATCTATTCATTTGCTGTATCAGATGCAGTATATACAGGACCTTCAACTCAATTTGATTTACATTTATATGATATTCAGACATATACGACATTAAAAATATCAAATTTAGTAGCATCACAACCAAAAGGAACAAGGGTAAGAGGATTATCAAGTGGTGCAATAGGATATCTTGCTGAAATTTCAGGGACATCATCTGCTGATGAAATAAATGTTTCAACAACATCAGGTGTATTCATAGTAGGTGAGCAATTAATATATAACGAAAAAACAATTGATGTTAAGTCATCTATTATAAAAATTAATGCATACAATGTATTTGATATAAAATCCGTTTTTCAGGATGCTAACACAATATCTGGTGGTCAAACTGTAGGATCTTTTTTATGCGATTCAGTTTTATATGATCGTGTTTTACCAGGTTTTTCTCCTGCAGATCAATTAAATGTTTTAGGTGGTAGTGGTACCAATACTGCTACTATACCAGGTCGTAATTTTGCAGGAAAAGTTGGAATTACAACAGATGCAGTCATTTCATATTCTGCTGGTAATTTTACAGAACCTGTATTTAATAGAATTAGTG